AGAGATTCAATATATCTCTCCTCTTTATTTTTATAAATTGGAGGAACTAAACTATGGCATTTTTTGCTGAGTCTACAGTGCAAGAATCTTACCAAGATCTTGGTATTGTAGTAAATGATTATACAGACTTTGATATGCTTGCTTTAGAGGCATGTGATACTATCCAAGAAATGGATAATGCTATTATGACCGGTATCGGTCTATACGAATTGAATACAGTTCGTGAAGGCGCTGAAGTGGTATATACTGAAGGCATGTTAGATACCATTAAATCTAAACTTGAAAAGATCTGGAACTTCATTAAGAACTGGGTTAAATCCGTTTGGAATAAATTCATCGCATGGTTAGAAAGCTATGTACGTGGTGACAAAGCTTTCTTGGATAAATATAAAAAGAAACTCGATGAAAATCTTGTTCATTTAGATAAAGATTTTGAAAAGACTTTCAAATATGCTAAAATCATTGCAGAAGGCACTGATAAAGCATTTGATGATATTGATAAAAAATTTGCAGAATTCATTTCTAAAGATAGCAATCTACGTTCTTCTATAGCTAGAAGCGGCGATAAAGCATCCGAAGAAGCATCTAAAGCATTAGAATCATTAGATGATTTAAGTGATGATATTAAAGATACTTATAAAGATGCTGAATTTGAAGTTGATGCAGATGCATCTTGGGTTCGCTCTCATTTCAGTAAAATCTTGGATATGCTTAAAGAAGATACTTCTAAATATAAACGTACTCAAGATAAAGAACTTAAATTAGTTGAACAGGGTTATAAATCAGTAATTAAAAATGCAGAATTTAAAAATAAAGATAGTGAACAACCTGCTAAATCTAACCAAAATGCATATATTAATTACTTAAAATCTGCATCCAGTAAGTATTCTAACTTATTTACTTGGAAAACTTCCTTTAAAATCAAATGTATTAAGGGTGCTAAATCTGATGCACGCTCTATCTGCCGTGCTATCTTAACAGCAAAACCAAATCCTAAATATAATGAATCCGCATTCGAGCATAATGATTTCGAATCCTATTTCAATATCTAATTACTAAAGAGGAGAGAAATCTCCTCTTTATTTTTATTAACTTTACCTTGGAGGTAATATAATGGAAGGTAATATGAAAGCTTTCTCTTTTGATAGCGTTCTACTAGATAAAATTAAAACTCCAAGCCTTGTTGCTAAAACTTCCTTTGCAACTTTACCTCAAGTTGTCAAGTTAGTTGATACATTTAAGACTAAGGCTTTAAAAGAAAACCAAACTTTCTATCGTAATATCTTAGAAAGTGACTCTGAATTTACTGCAAGAAAAGCATATGATCAATTCTTCGGTACTTTAACTCGTCTTAATGCATTCTATACTGCAAAGTATGTAGATGTATTAGATGACAATCTTAAACGTCTTAATAACGAAGGTGATTCTAGACTAATCAGTGTTGTCAATGAATACCTAAAAGACTTTAATAATAATGATATTCTTATGGAGCGTGAGATGACTCAGTTCATATTGGACGATGAGATCCCATGCTCTAAGAATATCCTAACTAGTATCTTACACTTCTTTGGCGATAACTTCTATGAGTTATCTGAAGAAGATGCTCGTAAGTTATTAGAGATCACTACTAATAATCAAAGCAAAATCATCAAACGTGCTAAAGCTGAAATCATTGATGCTGACCCAGATGATATTGAAGTTAAAGACTTATCTAGAACTCCAGATATCTTTGTTGGTGAGACTACTACTAAATCTTTCCATAAAGAATGTGTTGGTAAATGCATTGAAATCGTTAAGTCTGTACGTGATGACTTAGAAGCTAATCTAGATAATGCTAGATTGATCAATAAAGAATATAAGAAACTTTTAAACAAAGTTATTCAATATAGAAACTCTACTAAGATTCGTGTAAATAGCGATGATTATATCCGTAAGATTGAGCGTATCATCATTAGCATGATCTCTGAAATCTGGACTTATCATTTGACTGTATATGCAATCAAAGCTCAATATATTTGTAATAACTACTACCAAGCTAAAGGTGTCTTAGCTCGTATCTCTATGATGGCAAATGAAGAATTTGTTGATGATACAGTTGAAGCTGTAGCAGTTGAGTCTACTAAATTCTTAAAAGAAGAAGCATTCAAGTTTACTAAACTTACTGATGCTGAAATCTTGATGAATCATATCACTGATATGAAACACAATGATCTTATCATGGATTGCTGTATCAAAGAAGCAATGATTCTCGCTGAAGGTGTAGATGTTGAAAGCCGTTTAGCTGCACTTCATGAAGGTGCTTGGGATAAAGTAAAAGAATTCTTCAATAAAATCAAGACATTCGTAATGAATCTCTTTACCAAAGTAGAAAATTGGTTTGATAAATTCTTTAAATCTAATAAAGATTATATTGAAAAATATAAAGATCAAATCAATAAACCAACAGCTGGTTTCACTACAGTTAATATGGCTAACTATAAAGATGGTTTAGTTCGTATTCAAACTCCTAAAGTTCCTAACTTTAATGCTGTTATCAGTGATAATGTAATGAATGCTGGTGAAGATAATGCTGCTTTAGAAAAAGTTATTGATGATTTCCGTAAAACACTAGTTGATGACTATAAACCTGGTGATGAATGGAAAGAAGCATGTAATAACTTCTTTAAAGGTGGTAAAGATTCTGAACGTGATTATAGTACTAATGAAATCAATATCGTTGATCTATCTAATAAAGTTTTAGAAATTCCTAAAATTGTAGATGGTATCAAAAAAGATAAAGCTACATCTGATCAACTATATAAATCTTTAGAAGCTGCTATTAATCGATTAGCTAATGCTACTCCAAAAACAGAGTCTGTTTATTTGTATAATGAAAATGCATTCACTGAAGATACTGGTGCTGTAATAAATAATACTGGTAGTACTGCTCCTGGTACTACAACAGCTCAATCTGCAAATAGTGCAGATATTACAAAAGCTGGTAATGATACTATCAAAACAGTAAATGATAAAGCTAATGCAGATAAACCAGATAATAAAGCTGGTGTACAAGCTCAAAAAGTTATTAATAAAATGGCATCTACTATGAGTACTTACTATCAATGCAAATATCAAATGGCTGAAAAGATCATGTCTGATTACATGAAAATTATCAAAGCTCATGTATCTGCATATGTAAATGCTAATAACGATTCTGAAAAAGCTCAACAATCTAACTAATAAAAATAACCCCTATGGAGTTAAACTCCATAGGGGATTTTCTTTTATATTTTTTTACTATTATCTGCAGTACTCTTAGGAAGTTTAGCAAATGTCATATTAGTAGAAGCCATAAATCTTTCACCTTGATTTGTATATACTTCTATCTTAGATAGCATCAAATAATCAGTTGTATCTTCTTTATGCTCTTTAGTATTATTATTGATCAGATATCTAACGTTCATATTGAATATAGAGTTATCTAATTGCTGTTTACTTAAAGAGATATAAGTAGACTTTAATTCTAATGCATGTTTAAAGTTCTTAATTAATCCCATATTATCGTTAGGAATACGGATTAACTTACGTTTACCTAAGTCTTCTACTACATCAGTTAAATCTAATGCTATATCTATCATAGACTCACCATTAGATCCAACCTTAGATATATCGCTTATTCCACTTATAGCAGTACTACCACTCTGGTATAGTGAACTTAAGTTACTTTTTAGTGCACCGACTGACGTAGATATATTGGCTGCGCTACTCTTAGCATTGGCTAACATGTTAGTTTTTGCAACTTGCAAAGATTTAACATAAGTATTTGCACCTTCAAGAATCTGTTTAGAGAAGTCTTTAGGAATATCTCTTGTAGCAGCAATCTGTTTCTTTAATCCTTCACCTACATTGGAGTTTAGTTTAAGACTATTCTTCATTTGTTCAGTAAAACCTTTCATGTCTCCAAGCTTTACTTTAGTGAAATCCATATTCTTAACTAACTCTGGTAAGTTAGATTTAAGAGCTCTTAGATCTAATTCGAATGTACTCATAGGAGCACCTTTTTCATCACGCTCTAATACATACGTTACTGTATCAGGACTATTCTGTAATTTATCTACAATGAAAGTATTACTATGGAGATAATCAGAGTATTCACTATTGAAGTCTACCATACCTTTCTTGAAGCTAGCTTTAGATTGCTCTTTCTTTTCAGGTAGTTTACTAACTTCTTTTTGTAGGTGAGCTACATTATCTGTAAAGTTAGTTGGAGCAATAGCACCTACAAGAGACTTGAAGTTCTCTATATGATAGATTTGACCAGTATAATCTGATTTAAATTTACCAAATGTATCTTCAGATTTCTCTATAGTATCAGTAGACTTAGTTTGCATAGTTACAGTATGCTTAATAATATTAAGAAGCATCTCTCTAACATCCGCATCAGGATTCTTAATAACTCCATCTAATCCAAGTACTCCAGCAGAGCCATTTACTACTTGCTCAGGTAATTGTCTAAGTAATGCTTCAGCTTGAGTTGCTACTGTATCAACTGTAGACTTAGCTTCTTTAGCTTGCTCTACTATTTGATTAAAGCTACCTTTGATTGTATCAGTAGTCTGATGGATATTCTTTACTACTTGACGTACACTACCAGATACTTTCTTGATATTATCCATAGTATTCATGATATTCTGATAAGTACCAAAGATACCACCAAATGCTCTAGAGTTTTTAAGATAACTTTGTTGGATATTCTTAGATGCATCTATAACAGCAGTGAATCCATTCAACTCTTTATCAGTTATATTGTCTTTACCATACTTAATATCTGTAGTTGGAACGTCAATGATATAGCTATTAGTTTTATCATCATCACGGAAACCTTCAAGTACAGCTTCTTCTTTACCACCAATATCAGATAAGTTAAACTTAACAGTTTCATACTTATCTAGATTACGTAATGTAGCTTTACCTGATTTGGATACTAGATAGATATTGTCTAAGTCCATAAAGAATCTATATCCAGTATTATAGAATACACGTACAGTATTTAAATACTCTAGAGTCTTAGATAGAGATTCCTTTGGAGGAATAATCAATTGGTCTACTGGTTCAGTCTCAGTAAATGGCTCAATTAATAAAGGTTCTCCTACATTAAGTAGGTCAACTATAATATTTTGCATAGAAGAATTGTATATAGTAGCATTATTAGGACTTAAGTTGGAGTCTACTAACTTCTTAGAGATTAATCCGAGTTTAAGAATTCTATATACATCTTCACGATCTTCTTCTTTAGAGTCTGTTTTAGCATAGTCAATATCTTCAGTTTTATTTGTATCATCATCTGTAAGATATGAGAACTCATGTTGAAAGTATAGTTGTTTGATGGCAGCATTATTATCTAATTGATATTTATATACCATCATAGTCATAGTTGTAGTCTTAGAGTTCTTGATAATATGGTCTGCAAATTTCTTATCTATGTGTAAATTCATAGTAGCAATTGGCATATTATATTTATCATACTCTTTATAGATAGTTAAACTTTTTATATTCTTTTGATCTATCTTATTCTTATCCTTATAATCTGGATGGTTATAATACAGATCAATATAGTATTCGTATTTAAGTTGCGGCATTTCATACACCTCCAGTTATCAAGATGTTCAAAATAGCCCATTTTAACAAAAAAAATAATCCCATAGGAGATTGACTCCTATGGGACTAATTCTAGATTCTATCCAAGTCTAATGGGTTTCCTTTGAAGTATTTTTCATTTAATAACTTAACCATATCTGGATCTTGTAAGTTTACATCCCAAGATCTATCTAGATAGTTATTAGACATTCGATATAACTCTGTTTGATATACTAAGTCTACAGCTTTATATCTATTAGCTAACTCAGTAGCTCTATCTTTATCTAGTAAAGTTATCATCTCCATATACTCTGGAGAGATATAAGAGTTAGGTATCATATGTCTATCTATAGCAGTATTCAATAAGTTAAGAGTGGTACTTACATTATTCATAGAATATAGATCTCTATGCTCATTGCGAGTCATAGCCATGAATAAACCAAATAGCTGTGGATTAATAGATAAACACTTCTTGATTGTATTATCAGATAACTTCTGTTTAGATAATAACTCAATCAATGCATTACCTTTATCTACAACCCTATATCTAATACCACCTTCTACCCATGTATGATCAATTACCACAGTTTGAGCTTCAGCAAATACTGGAACTGCATACTGTAGAGTACTAGTAGATATAATGACATTAGGTGTATTATCTTTTCTATCTAAGATAGTAGAGTATATCATGACTGAAGTCTCATAAGGTCCTTCAATATAATAAATATCTGGGAGATATTTACATAGCTCTTTTAAGATAGCACAGTTCTGTACCATGAATGTAGTAATCATATTGGCAAGAACCATCTTCTCTACGTTAGTATGATTATACTCTGGATAGAATTTCTCATTCATTAACATCGGACCAGATGTTTGCATCAAATAGATACGTGTATGAACTCCATAGTATTTCTTATAGAATGCTCTATAATGAATACACATATTTACAACTGCTGCAGCAACAGATGATCTATTACCTACAGCTACATCGGATCTATACATCTTTCTAAATAGTTGATATAGATCGATATAGATATTTAATACATTCGCATCGCTACCAGCAAATACTACATTAGTTATCTCAGCTAATGTCTCATATCTAATATAGTTAGCTACAACTATACTTTCAGCACTAGCTGTTCTATATCTTCCTCTAAAGTTATTTTCCATTATGAATTACCACAATTCTTACAATGAATACTTCTTTTTAATTTAGCAAAACACTCATCACAGATACCACTAAACATGATCTTAGATGGATGTCCTTGAGACTTACCACAGAATACACAGTGGAATGGTAATTCCTCTGCTTTTCTAATACGAGCTAAACAACTGTCACAAAACATGATCTTCATATCACGCACATCACGCTGTTCAATCTTATGACATGATTGGCATTCAAAATCCCAATGATCTACAAACTGAGGTTTTTCATTTGTAAATACACATGTCTCATAAATACATCTACCATTAGCATTACGATAAACACATGTAGTTCTTTGACATTCTTCAAATTGCTCAAAAGGCGGTTGCGTCTTATTCTTAATTTCTTCCTGATTGGATGGTGTTAATTGAGATGGCATAATTCAATCCTCCTGTTAAATAACTATATTATACATCAAGATTATAATATATCACTTCAGTTTATTAAAGTCGAAATAAGTTACATTAGATGAATCTAAGTCTTGTTTATTTAATTTATTAACTGTAGAAGTATATTGAGTTCTATTGTAAAGCATATTCATATACTTAAGATGAACTTCCACTCTAGGCTTAATAGAATAATACTTTCTTACAGTACCATCTATAACTAGAGTATCGTCTAACCATATATTAGAATTAAACATATCAGAATACTTCTTACCAATATTATCCCAGTCAGGTTTATTAGTTGGTCTAATTAATCCAATCTCCGCTAGGAAAGTATCTACTGTATTAAAAGAAGATGGAGTCTTAACAAATGCATTGAACTCTACATCACATGGAGTATAAAGCATTTGTTGTACTTGATTAAGTTCACCACTATCTAATAATCGTTTCATGAATACATTATCTTCTTTACCAGTGATAGAGTATACATGAACAAATTGAGAATTAGCCATAGCCATATTGGCTAAGTTATATCTATTAACAATTCTAAACCGAGGACGTGGAGATCCTTCAGGTTCTTCAAATAGGACTACTTTAATATCTACAAAGTCTAATGTATTTAACATTAGATCTCGTTTAGCTAGAATCTCTTGCTGTTTAGCAGGAGTTAATTTATATTTCTCATACATCCATTCTAATCGTTCTTGGAAGCCTTCTGGTATATTACCATACTTCTCTTCGTACTCATAGAATTTCTGTTTACGATTCTTCATAAAATCACCTCAAAAATAAAGACTTAAGGTACTTAAAGTACCTTAAGTCAATGTTTTGATTAGTATATAAATTTAGCCTTTACCGAATACACGGTTAGTGATAATATTAGCAATACTATTACTGATCTTAGTTTGAATGGAGTTAGGGAAGTTAACAATAGTTTGCTCTTTCAATGCTAAGAATAAACGAGCAGTACGGATAATATCAGGTTCATTAGTATTTACCCCAGCCATATTAGCTAGGTAAGTAATTAAACCAACATTACCAAATGTTTGACTTGCACCTTTACCAAGAATACGTTCAGATGAGATAGAAAGTTTACTATATAAGTCTTTGATTTCTATACTTACATCTACAGTTGTAGGTAAACCATCAACTGTCCAACCACCTTCAGATCCTTTTTGGACTGACATAGACATTAGACCCATATCAATATTAAAGAATCCACGGTAGAATGCTCTAACTAAGAATGGAGATACATAGCCATTTGGTGATACTTGACGTGGTGCACACATAGCAATCAAATGCATCAATGGTACACCGATATTAATATACCAAGAACGTCTATCATAATCAGGAGATACTAGTTTAAGACTAATAGAGTAACTGCTAGAGTATGAAGAATCTGCCCATAGTTCTGGGAACTCTAATTTACCACCAGCAAATACTGTTTTAGCGCCATTCATGATCATACCCATGAAACCTTTCATGGTTCCAAGACCACCAGTTTTAGTCATAGATTCAGTATTGGCTGCATTCTTATTAAGTTCTTTACCAGCGAATAAATCAACATCAAATCCACTAATACCAGTCAAGAATTGTACTTCACGACCAATATCGGACATACTGTTGATCTTATCAGCTAAGATACTTCTTGCAGTATCATTACCGAAGTTCTCTGAGATTTGTGTTTCAGAGTTTAGATATAGACCTACACCACCATAGTATGAATAGTTATGAGCAATTTGGTTTTTAGATCTATCAAACCAGTTAATATTTCCGATAGGTTCACCATTGTATAATTCATTATTAATATTCAAGAATACTGATAATGCAGTACACATGGAGTTTACGTATCTATAATAGTCTTCAGCTTCAAATTGTAGAGTATAATATCTCATTTCATTCTCAGAAGAGTTAACCATACTGTCAATAGACTGACCGCTAACTGCACCAAGTAATGAATTCAATACACTCTTACGTTTCTCATCACCATAACCAGCCATGAAGTCTGGTATACCTGGAGTAAGAACTAATAATGGCATCTTAGATAAAATCTTCTCATGGAATTTTCTACCAAATCCACCAAGAGCTGGTATACGATTATCTACGTTTTCCATCCATTGATATGGCATACCCATAACAGTAGATAGTTCACGTTCAGTAAATCTAAGACCATTACCTGTTTTAGTACCATACACATATGATGCATTAGTACCAGTTACAATCTCAGCATAAAGACTGTCAGCTCTACGTCTAGATTCCTCTTGAGCTTTCTTATATTTAGCTGGATCTACACCAACCATTTGTAAGAATGAATCTTTAATACCAGATAATGCACTGTCAGGATCATTAGGCTTACTAGCTTTAGGATCTTGCTTAGCTTTATCTTTAGCTTCCTTAGTATTCTTATCAGTCTCACTCTTACCTTTACCATCATCCCCACTAGGTTGTGGTTGAGGATCTGGTGTAGTTGGTTGAGTCTGATCATATACATATGGATCATCAAATATTGCAGGATTATCAAAAGGATTTGCCACTTTAAAATATTTTGTAAGGGGCAGTGCAGCTTCCCCTTCTATTTTCCCAAGTCTGGGTTCAAAGTTCCTTCAGAGAAGAAGAATCCGTCAGACTTTTGGACCATTTTCAAATCTTTACGCCATACCCAAGTTTGAATACCTTTTGGGTAACCAAGTAAAGCTAATTGTTTGGAAGAATCTAGTAATGCTACAATATGAGTTGCAGGTTCATAGTCTTTATCATCCAATGGACGACCATACGCATCTAATGCACCTTTTCTAAGCATTACTACATCACCATATTTTGTTTTTTCATCAGCTGCTGGATAATCTTCAAAGCCTTTATATTCTTCGAAGTAATTAGTAGAACCAAGCATAGATACACGACGTACATAACCACGTTCAAATTTAATCCAGATATTATCAGTTAGAGTTGGTTTACTACCATCACGATGATAAATAAATCCAGGTACGATATAGTCAGCATGTACTACTTGACCTTTACGGCATACACCAACTACTTGAGAGTAGTCATCTGGGTATTTACGGATATATGTAGGTACGTTGCTAACGTGTTGGTAATTTTTATTAGTAATCATAGTAGACTGAGGGTTATTCTCTTTAGCCATATGATATATCCTCCTTTAAATTAAATAAAATTATATTTAATAATGTGTTAAGGGATCCTACGAATTAGGATCCCATTTAACACCCATAATATCCTTAACATGACGATCTAATTCAATCAATACTTTATTTATGGATCCGTGAGTTAATACGGAAGTTACCATACGAGCATTGATAGAACCAACTGGAAGAAAACTATGTACTTTTTCATCTGGTCGATATTCAGAGTAAGGTTCTTTATCTTCAGGGAAGATTTCTTTTACTACACCTTTAAGGGCAGAGAAGTATACTAGTTTATCACCAACAGACATCTTATCATAGTATTTGATATAGAATTCAACTAATACTTTACCTTCACAGTGTTTTAGTTTACCCACAGGAGGTAATACACCAGAAGTGCCATATTGAGATCCATCGATACCAAGTTTACCTAACTTAGACTTCATCTTATCTACTGGACCATTATATTTATTAACAAATGATGCCAAGGATTTAGACATTTCAGAAGTTGGAATAGTAGAATATACTTTAATATCTTGAAGTTTACCAGTTACTTTAGATTTAACTTTAATCTTACCGATTTCATCCATTAATTCTTTAGAATCACTACCTGCATTCTTTTGTACCATCTTATTGATGATATCAGTTGCATCTTGATCTTCTAATGCTGCACGGTAAGACATGATAACTTCACCTTCATGGAGTTGTTTACCAATCTCTACACATTGAATATCAATATCTTTAGCATCCATTAACACATCAACTTGTAATACGATTTCAGATGCCATCTTTTCAGATAAACTTTGAGAGATAATAGCACTATCTTCAAAGCCTTTATCTGTATGCATAATAGCGATCTTAGTTAAAGTACCAATATTATAAGCTAGGTTACCAACACCAACTGTATCAGAGTAGCTAGATTTATCATAAGCTACAATATCTCCAGCTTTAATGGAATCACCTTTCTTATAATTCTTGAATGTATCTAATTTGATAGTAATAAAGAAACCACCATCGGAGTTCTTTTCTACTTTCTCCCGTAAATCGATAAATTCTTTCTCTTTCAGGTTAGATTTATTAGCAATGATCATATAATCATTAGTAATTTCTTCAACTACAGCATTCCATTTAGCTTTATGAGCAAATGTATCAGAAGTTAAATATGGTAATGCTTGGTCTGCACCATTAGATACCAATAAAGGATCTTGCTCTGTAGTTCTCATACCATGCTTAGATGTTTGAATAAACGTCATAGCTGTACGGAATGGATCATCTCTAGTTGTACCGAATGGAGTTAATGCTTCAGTGATAGATAATGTATTAGCATCAGACATTCTATCTAGTTCACCACCAGATTTAATGTAACCTTTAGTGGATTCAATACCCATATTAATGGTAGACTGACGGTTAATACCTACAGTGGCAGAGAAACCTGTAGACATAGATAACTTATTGATCATTGTCTTATCATAAGTACGTTTATCTAATGAATAACTTCTATCAGAGTTCATACCAGATAAGCCTTTGAATGTAACTGTATTAGCAGATTCTAATTCCAATAATGGAGATAACTTAGATAAGTCACTTGTAGTTACATCAGATAATGCCATATCGATAACTGCAGATTGCTTCATAGTCATCTTAGCATCTTTACGATTGTTTTTGATTTCACGTAAATACATACCATAGCTAGTTGCTAAGGATTTGTATAAGAAGTGAACTAAACGTTCATTAGTACGGAAACGGTTACCAGTGATATCAGTATGACGATTGAATTTATTAGTAGTCAATAAGCTACTAGCATATGCTAATACTTCAATATAGTCTGTAGGAAGTTTATAAGTCTTACATACCTCTACAGTGATAGGGTCCATCATTAAGTTAGCAAATGAATCTAGACCATCTGCTCTATTACGACCACCAAAGTCATCTAATACATCTAACCACATAGCCTTTGTATCAATATCGGTCAAAGAATATTCTTGAGTATTGATTACTGATAAGCCATTTACTAGTAATGCCGCATCAGGTGCATATGTATCACTGAAGGATAAGAAACCATCATTAAATCTAAAGTAGTTCTTAGTTTCAGTAGGACGTTTCTCACTTAGATTATATTCTACACCAGCTGCATTTAAAGCACCAGTTAATCCAGCAGTGTATGCCATAACCACAATAAGAGGAATCTTACTATTCAAGATACTAGCTTGAGAATAAGTCATTCTAGCACCAGGTTTCATAAATGTATAAGCATATTCATGTATACCTAGATGATTGATTAAAGCTGAGGATACACCAGTCTCTGGTACTGTAATAGCTTGATTATCTTTAGTAATACCAATAACCATAAATCCTTGATCGGATTCTACTTTAACTTTCTTCTCTTCAAGTTTATGGATAAGTTCATCTCTATTGAAGTAATATACCCTACCATCACTAGTAGTTACTTTATTAAAGATTTTAGATAGCTCTACATATTCTGCAGGTAATTCATATTTAGCAGATATCTTAGCATTATTACCTAAGTCAATCTTAGATGGACTAGCTACTGCATCACCATCTTTTACATCAAGCTTATAGTTGTTTTCTTTAAGCTTAGTTAAAGCTCTAATTAAAGCATTAGTAGATTGATTGATCTTACCAACTTGACCATATCGAGTAATGAAGATCTTATTGTAGTTAGATACTACTTGAACTGTATCTTCATCGGTCTTAATGATAGGTAAGTTGATTAACTGACCTGGAATAATCTTATCATTACCACGTAAACGTAAGAAACGTTTATTGATAATCTTAGGCATATCAAAACGTAATGTATGGCGTTTACCTAAAGAGTCTTCTAAATGAACTGTATAAGTTAGGATAGAATCTTCAGATGTAGATCTATCTTCTACAGATACATCAATTACACTCATTGGTACATCTTTATTTTGAGATAAAGAATGTAAGCATTTCATAATATCAGCATCAATATTATAGTCAGCTTCAAAGTTAGGTTTCTTTAAGTTAGCCCACTCATCATCAATGGTTTCAACTTTATTGGATAAGTCAGTAGCTTGTAATGGAGTATCTTCAATTGCAACTAACTCAGCAATAGTAGAGTTAGCAATCTTTTCTTTTAAGAATTTATCATTAAGATCATCCATACGAGCTTTACGAGTAGCAGAGATCTTAAATGTATCATCTTGATCATTCTTGGCTTGTAAGATTAACTCTTTTAAGTCTACAGAGTTATCCATTTCTTTCTCTGCTTCTTCAGCATTCTTAGTATAGTTTACAATATCCTCAACTGATTGATTAATCTTTTCTTCTGTAGGTTTCTCAATCTTAGTTGGATCTATAACTTGATCTGCACCAGTGATACCTTTAGCGACAATCAACTTAGGCTCATCATGTAATTCTGCTTTAATTGGTACAGTAGGATCTACTTCACGAACACGACTGATATTATTAACTTCAATACCGGTTAAGTCTTCGATCTTACCAATAAGTCTAGTCTTAATATCGTCTTTATCTTCAGGAACGTTATCTTCTACGATATCATTGTTTCTGATCTTTAAGATATTAGTCTTGAAGAGATTTAGATTCTTCATATCTAAATCTTCCATCTTCATTTTAAACCAGCTATCATGACCGATAAAGATAAAGTCAATACCATTTAACTTATCTAAGTTCTCTTTAGGTTTTTTAAAGAGTCTAACTATCATAGAGAATGGATTGATAGATTTACTGAATTCAAATAAAGCTGTAGTTGGGATATCACTAGCCCATTCGTTTACTGGAATTAGTACAGTCTTTCTTGTATATCCATTATAGTTAGGATTATTAATGAATCGATCAAATAAAGCATACAGTAAGTCTATAGCCTTATCTCTATTATAAGTCTCACTCATAGTGAAGATCTTATTATAGATATGGTTGTCGACATAGATATTCTTATTCTTATACTTGTCGATAGTTTGGTAAGTATATTTAATATACTTACACTCTTCTTTGATTCTATTTACTCTAAGCTTAACTTCCTTAAAGTTACGTAATCTTTCACGATATAAGATCTTTCTTAATCGTGTATCTAATACATTCTCAGGAGTAGCTTCAGAGAAGAAAAATAAGTTTTCAGAATCTTCAAAGTGAGATTCTGTCATTATAGGATTATTACCATAAGCCTTAGAGTTGTATACATCATCAACTTCTAAGTCTTTATTTATAATTCTACTAGGTTTAAGTAAATACATAGCATTCCATTCAAGGAAGTATGAATTAAACATATTTAGATTACTAATAAGCTTATGCTCGATCAATTGTTTAGATTGCTCTAAGCTTTTAGTCATTAAGAAAATAGCACTACCATGTCGTTTATCTTTCACATTGAAAGGAGTAAAGAATGGTGTCTTAAGTAGTCTGAAAGGTTTAACCTTATCTATATTAATAGGCATTGTAGTACCTCCTTCACTTATTCTATTGTTAAAATCATAGCACTTAACTTCATTTTTCATTTAAAACTCATATAACAATTAAGTAGTAAGGTTAACCTATTATAAAGACACGCCAAAAAGTAATAACGTAATTCAAGATAACTGTTGATATCTTTGTTATGTATAGACTCCAAATTATTATTAAACACAGAGTTTTGTTACTCCTGAATAATTAATGTTAAGACAATGACTATAATGAAATATTAATTTCTAACTGCAAAACTTATAAATCTTTTACACTTTTAGGTCTATACTTAAATTGATATTGATATATACTTGATCCATGATAAGGGGCGATTAATATTATAAGAAGATTCAATCTTACCATTCTTTACAGAGTTATTCATATTATAACTTGGTATATTGCTAATATATACTAAACCGTCAAAATTCGTAAAACCCCAAATACGAATCACGCTTTAAAGAGAGCAAAGCAATTTTGTATTCTTATCGAAAAGAATATCCCTAAACAGACAGACAAATGCAATCATAATACCCGTAGGCTCCCCAAGTCTACGGGTGTTTCGTCTGTCAAATTCTACCCTATCCTGTACATATAGGTACGGAGGATTAATATAAATGGACAAAAAAGACTTTATAGTTGAGTTATCTAAGATGACTCATAAAGAACTTAATGATTTTATTAAATCTAAAGGTAAGATCAAGCTAGTAGAGGCTATTATTGAGAACGCTAAATCGTTCGACTAATTCATTATTAATACCCTAGTGTATTAAAATATAACACATGCAACACAAATGTAATCGAATTCCATTATTTATTAGGAGGATTGAATCATGGAAAAAGAAAAAACAGTTCTTGCGTTGATTAAAGACGTACAAGACAACTTAACAAACGCATCTGCATCCCACAAAGATGAAGTTCGTATTATGCAAGCATTCTTAAACGATACTTCTTATGAAGTAGGTGTTTATGACAAAACTGGTAAAGTTGGTGTAGTTGCACCTGCTAAAGAATTCCGTAGCGTTATTTCCAATGCTATCGTGGCTACAACTAAAATTAGCAAAGAAGAAGCTGATTCCTTGGTAGCTGGTTATGAAGCTAAAAAATCTGATGCGGAAAGTATGTTGACAGTATCCAAAGAATTCTTAAATACATACTTACAGACCAACCGCAAAATTGGTCTTGGTGGACGAGAAAAATCTAACGTATCTTTGATCAAAAAAGAAATCAAAGAATCTACACGCTCTTACCCTAAACAAGTTGGTGTAGATGCTGCTGGCAAACCTATCTATGAAAAAGCTGAAGTTAAGGTTAGTCCATATGATTCTATTAAGGTTTCTAGTCCTTGCCCAGCATGGATTAAGAAATAAATTTCTATATTTAACTATATAGGTCATATTTCAATCTCACTTGTAAAATATTCCCTAAGGTGGTTCAACTACCTTAGGGGTATTTTACTTTTTAATATATCTGATACATATAATTGTAGGATGAATGATATTTTAGCTTTCCAACTACATACATCCTATCTTTATATTCAATCCAAACTAATACAGTATTCCCTAAGGGCTTTAATAGTCCTTAGGGGTATTGTATTGTCAAACATATAGGTAGTGTACGTGTTGCTAAAGTACACATGTGTTTCATTACAAAATTCCTCACAATCCAATGCATATATTTGCCCAAGGGTCTTAGATGATCCTTGGGCGGTATATGTTGTCATTTTGAACATTAGGATAATCTTAAAAGAAAGGAGGACCTTATATTGGGACTCAAGATCACAAACTATCTT